CAGCAGTTGTAGCAGCAGTACCAGCAGCACCCATTAACCCCATTGTAAAAGGAGTAGCAACAGCAGGAGCAGCAGTAGCAGATAATAAAGCAGCAGCAGTAACTGGATCAGCCATAATATTCCTTATTAACGAATGTAGCTTTGGTAACCCATGCCACCTGTTGTATTTCTAGCAGCCGCAGTAGCTTTTTCAGCTTCTGTTTGTGGCGCAACGTATTCTTGAGTGATACCACCACGCGGTAAGCCAGTGATAAACGCACCAAAGTTTTGCAGCGTTTGATACGGTAACTGAGCCGTGTAGTCGTAACGAGCCTTATCAGCCGCTTGTTGAGTAGCCGTATAGCCCTCACCAACTTGACCAGCAGCAAGCAACCTATCAATATCAGCGTAGTCAGCAGCAGCAAGGCCAGGAGCCATACCAGCAGCAGACATACGTGTAGCTATATCAGCTTGACTTGCTCCTTGAGCGCCAGCCAGTGCAGCCATTTGGTTAGCATAGTCACTTTGGTAAACACCTTGACCTGCTTGAGCCGCAGCCATACGATTAGCAAGATCAGAGCCGTAAACACCTTGAGCCGCTTGAGTAGCTGCCATTTGATTAGCATAGGCTTGCTGTGCAGCAGTGCCAAGACCTTGAGCGCCAGTAAGTTGATTGGCAAAACTTTGTTGCGACAGACCACCAAGAGATTGCAATGCTTGTTCTTGCAGACCACGCTCTTGTTGGTAGTTTTGCAGGTAGGCTTGTTGATTCTGCTCACCTAAAGCCCTAGCAGCAGCATCACTCATCTTGCTCGCTAATTGTTGCTCTGCACCAGAGCCATAACGACCAGCCATTGATGTCTTGCTTTGCAGCCCACGTATACCTTCTTGGAGAGATTCAGTAGACAAACGATTAGCCTGGCTTAATGCATTCTCAAGGTATGGGCTACCACCTAAATATGCACCTTGTGATGTTGCGCGAGTGCCAGCTAATGCTTCATTCTGCATTGCGCCACCCCTCATTCCCTGATAGAAGGATTGATTAGGATCAACGTAAGCATTTTGAGCTAGATTGGAGAATTGTTGCTGATATGGGCTTTGAGCCTGACCGATCTGGTCAAATACAGAGCCATAGCCGCTAGTTCTACCTGCCATGCCAGCATATTGCGATTCGTAAGGGCTTGCCTGATTCATCATACCAGCGATGGTATTTTGAGCGCCACCGACAATCTGATTTCCAGAAGCAGCACGATTTTGCGCTAACTGCAAAGCTATCTGAGTGTTTGTGCTAGGCTTAACGTAAGTTTCCCCGCTGTAATAAGCAGGGCCACCCTCTTTACGCAGTCTATCAGCCTCACTAAGCGCTGTATCCACATAGGGGCGCAGCGTAGGATCAAGTCTTGTCTCAGTCGGAGTAAATTCACTACCAGCAGATGGGCCACCCATAATTAAACCTCACTTATCCATAGTCTAGGGCTAAATCCAAGACTCTTAGCCCTCTTAATCCAGCCTTTTCGATGGCTAGAAAATGTTATATATTTTGCACCACCTTGACGCGCAACCTCTTTTATGTATTTTAATCCATTTTCAAGGTTATCATGTCTATTTTCTAACGACCAACCAGCCCAAACGTGCAATTTATCGCCATCTGGCTGCAATACCCAATACCCTATAACTCTACTGTTATCAATTAAAGCCCAAAGCATTGATCTACCGTTATAGCAATCTACATATACATCTTCAACAATCCAATCTTCAGGGCTTTTTGTCTTAACATTCTCTAAACCTGGTCTAACGGAAGGCCACCACGACCTTAGCTCTTGCGGAGTAATGTATTTAGTTTCCATTAGCCAACAATAACATAATCGTAGGTTCTCCCTGCAACTACATTTGCTGCGTGAGTAATAACAGCGCTACCCTGTGATGTTGAACTTATAAACGGGTCTTCAAATGTATTGCTTGTGTATCCATTAGAGGAAACGTGTTGTATCGTAAAAATTACAGATGGCGTTGCTGGCCTTGTAGGGCTTGTTTGAGCAGGAATATTCTGCATTGATACTGATGTATTGCTTGCACGCCACATAATCTCAACGTAATCATTTTTAGCCATTGGTAAAAAGAAATTAAGCGCTGCAATTAAGCCGCCATCGGTAGAGCCATGTCTATTACTAATACTGAATTCGCTATTTGACTTAGGCACGTCTACACCGTTCTGTCTAAACCAGATACTAACGTCCTGAATTTGAGAGTCTGTATTTGAAAACTGTGAGCTAAATTGAATATTCCATAAGCCAGAATAAGCTACCGTTACCCTTGACCCGCTAACCACAGACACGCCTAACGCATAATCAGTGGTGTTATAGGTCATTGGATAAGCAGTTGTCGTACTTGCAATGCTCTGATCTGTATCGTCTTGGAATGCACCATACGGAACATAAGATGTTGACGATACCAATGCAGTAGGAGTTAATAGAATTACACTATCGTAGCCTATGCGCTCATTGTAAATTGTCGTGCTAGTAGCGCCACCAGTAGCCAACGTAACGGAGCCAGTATTATTGGTCTTTCCGTCCATTATGCCTCGCACTACTTCTGCGACAGCTCGCTGATCTCCACCAAATGGAGGAAGCGTTCTAAACTGTGTCATCTGCCACCTTGTTTAGTAATATCAATATCCACTCCGACAGCAGTAGACCATGAGCCAGATGGAATTGTTTGCACTCGCATATATCTACCAGCGGATCGTAATGGCGCTCTGCCCTCTGTATCAGCCGCTACAGGCGTTGTATAGCTAATAGCATCAGATAGGTTAGCTCTAGCTGAAACAGCAACAGAAGCTGATCCACCATCTACCAATGGCCTAGCAAGTGTAATCACAGACCTGCCAATATCAATATCACCAGTGACGATAGACGCTGTTTTATTAGCACCGCCAAAAGTAATGATCTTTTGGCCTGATACACCAGCAAATAGCGGATCACCACCAGCCCATTGACGAGCATCTAACGATACTGGCAACGCATCAATACTGGTACTGTATAAGTCTAATCCTTCAAGCGTTACTGGAGGCGTAATAGCAATAGAGATAGCAGATGCAGTAGTTTCAACATAAGACCATTTACCTGTATCAATGCTGTATATCAAGATTAATTTACTTGCGAATACATTACTAAAACACCAAGCAATAAGACGCTTAACAGGATCAACCGACGATGACATTAAGTTAAAGCTATTAGGGTCAGCGTTGTCAAAGAACCATTTATCTACCTTGCCAGCACTAATGGATTTAACAGTCTGACCGTCTGATACATAAAAACCGTCATTAGATAAGAAGTAAGTTAGGCCATTGTATTGAACAACACTACCATTAGATAAACAGCCAATGCCACGCGAGATAGCATCAAACTGAAAGAATAACGGACTGCCGATATAACTCATGCGGTAGATGGCTTTTTCTAGCAATACTAAGCCATACTCACCACCAGCCAAGCCCATGATGTCACCACCGTCAGCAATTACCTGACTGTCTGATTGACTTGTTGAGCTAGGTGTCCAGTTAGTTTCGTCGTTAATATCAGACCAATAAACTTTGTTTTCAAAGCTAGTTACATTTGCAGCCACTACAAAGTCACGTACTACGGTAATGTACTTAGCGGTAGGTGCAGCAGCAGCAACGTCATCAAAGAAATTAGATGTATTTAGCTCAACAGCCTGTATCTTATCTAAGCCATTTGCAGCAAGCATTACACTTCCAAATTGGACAACATCCCAAGATACAACATCTGTGTATCCTGTTGTAGTCATTGCCTCTAATGCTCTAGTCGAATTATTATATTTGAATATTTGACTAGCACCAGCAGCAAACAATGTAGATACTTGGGCATACTTTCCGGCAAAAACTGTTAGCAAAGTTTGACCGGCACTCCCGCTCAAATCTGCCTCTGACTGCATTGGCTCATAGCCATTAGTTACAGGTATACAGTTCTTAGCTTCCGTAAGCGCACCAGTAACGCCAGGTTGATCTGGCAACCATTCAGCAAATACAATTT